TTAAAGAACGAACTAGCAACAAATGATATTAGACCATTCCATCTTATCACACTTGGCTTTGGTACTCCTGTCAATATTACTGATTGCTCATTTCCATTAACTTCTTCTATATCAGGTAGTTCAATTACCTATTTAGCAAGTGATTTTATATTAGGTTTTTCTAATTTTACAGAACAAGCAGATGTAACTAAATCAAGTTTAACAATATCTTTATCAGGTGCAGACCAAACATTTATATCAGTATGTTTAGGAGAGAATGTAGTGAATGATGCTGTAACTATTTTTAGAGGTTTATTAGCTGATGATAATTCTATTATTGCAGACCCTTTTCTTTTGTATTCAGGAAACATAGAAAGTTTTTCTGTTAATGAATCTGAAACAGATAGTGTAGTTAATTTAAGTGTTGTATCTCATTGGGCAGACTTTGATAAAAAAAATGGTCGTAAAACAAACAACACATCACAACAAAGATTCTTTAGTTCAGATGTAGGAATGAATTTTAGTTCTGAAACAGTACAAGATATTAAATGGGGTAGAGCATAATGGGTCTTAAAAGTTTTATTAAAAGTGTTGTAGCACCAGTTGCTAAATATGTTTTTAAGATTAATCCATTTGTAGCATTAGTTATTAGTGTTGGAATTGCTTGGTTAATGCGACCCAAAACTCCTGAAATACCAGACTTTGGTACTAATGATTTTGATAATTACGAAAAAGGAATCTTATTAAATAAACAATCTAATGATGCAAACATTCCTGTAATTTATGGAGAAAGAATGATTGGTGGAACTAGAGTATTTATGGAAACTTCTGGTACTGATAATGAATTTTTATATATGGCTATTATTTTATCAGAGGGAGAGATAAACGATATAACAGAAATAAGAATAGATGAAAAAGTAATAACATGGTCAGGAGATTTAGCAGATAACACTCAAAGAACAGTAGCTAGTAATGATGCTAATTTTTATAAAGACTCGACAAGTTTAATTACAGTAGAACCACATTATGGAACTGATGGTCAATCAGCATCAAGTTTATTATCAGGATTAAGTAATTGGGGAAGTTCACATAAACTATCAGGACTTTGTTATTTAGCTTTGAGGTTTAAATGGCATAATGATGCCTTTACAGGAATACCAAAAGTACAATCAATAGTACAAGGTAAAAAAGTAGTAGCTTATAATTCTAGTTCAGTTGCACAAACTGCGGCACATTCCAATAACCCAGCTTGGTGTTTATTAGATTATTTAACAAACGAAAGATATGGAAAAGGAATAGCCATAGTCAATATTGACATACCAAGTTTTTATACTGCATCAGGAATTTGTGATACAGATGTTACAGCTTATGGTTCAACTACAATAGATGTTATGGATTGTAATGCTGTTATTGATACATCAAGTCCAGTTATAGATAATGTTAGAGAATTTTTAAAAGGTTGCAGAGGTTATCTTCCTTATGTTAGTGGTAAATATAAATTAATAGTAGAAACAACAGGCTCATCATCAATTACAATTACAGAAAATGATATTATTGGTGGTTATAATTTAACAAGTCCAACAAAAAATTCTAAATACAATAGAGTTATATGTTCTTTTGTAGACCCAGATAGAAACTATCAAGTTAATGAAGTTCAATTTCCAGCTATTGATGATAGTGGTTATTCAACAGCAGATAAACACGCAACTATGAAAGCAGTTGATGGTGGATTTTTACTAGAGGGAAGATTTGATTTAAAAACAATTACATCTCCATATCAAGCAGAAGAATTAGCAGAAGTTATATTAAGAAGATCAAGAGAAGCATTGGGTTTAAGTATTAATGTTAGTTTTAGTGCTTATGATTTAGCAATAGGAGATATAGTAGGTGTAACTCATTCTTCTTTAGGTTTTTCAAATAAACAATTTAGAGTATTAGGAATCAATTTTAATCCTGATTTTACATTAGGTTTAGACTTAATGGAACACCAAGACGCACATTATACTTGGGCAACAAAAGCACAAGTAGCATCAACACCATCTACTAATTTACCTAACCCATTTGTTATTCAACCACCAGCAAGTGTTACATTAGATGATGAATTAATTGAATATAATGATGGAACTGTAATTGTAGCTTTAAATGTAACTGTTGGTGCAAGTACAGATAGCTTTGTTGATTACTACCAAGTAGAATACAAGTTAAGTACAGATTCAGATTTTATTATTTATGCACAAGGTTCAGGATTAAATCATAGAGTCTTAAATGTAATTGACCAAAAGATTTATAATGTAAGAGTTAAAGCTGTAAATACTTTAGGAGTTAGTTCAACTTATGTAACAACAACAAGAACTATTGTAGGTGCTATTGAACCACCACAAGATGTTGAAGATTTTTCTTGTAATATATTAGGACAAGAAGCACATTTATCATGGACACAAGTACCAGATTTAGATTTAGCTTATTATCAAATTAGATATTCTTCTTTAATAGATGGAACAGGAGATTGGGCAAATTCTGTATCTTTAGTTGAAAAAGTATCAAGACCAGCAACTTCAATTAATGTACCAGCAAGGGTTGGAACTTATTTAATTAAAGCTGTAGATAAACTTGGAAACTTTAGTTCTAATGCAACAGCTATTATTTCTAATGTTACAGGGATTCAAAACTTTAATACAATAACATCAGTATCAGAACATCCTGACTTTGATGGAACATTAACAAATACAGCAATAGTAGATGATACATTAAGATTAGATTCATCAGAATTATTTGATGCAGCTAGTGGAAACTTTGATGCAGAAACAACTAGATTTTTTGATTCAGGTGTGGCTAATGCAGATTTTATTGCAAGTGGTAATTATTTATTTGCAGATGTAGTTGATATAGGTGCTAAACATACTTGCAGACTTACAGCTAGTTTAACTCAAACTTCAGATGACCCAGATGATTTATTTGATAATAGAACAGGATTATTTGATTCTCAAAATTCTAGTTTTGATGGAGATACACCAGCTAACTCTAATGCACATATTGAGATAGCAACAAGTGATGACAACTCTACTTATACATCTTTTCAAAATTTTGTAATTGGTAATTATACTGCAAGATATTTTAAATTTAGAGTTGTTTTAACTTCAAGTGATTTAGCTTCAACTCCTGTAGTATCAGCAGTAACAGTAACAATAGATATGGAAGATAGAATATTTAGTGATAATAATATAAGTTCAGGTGCTGGAACTAAAACTGTATCATTTACAAACCCTTATAAAACTGTTAATTATGCAGTTGGAATTACAGCAGAAGATATGGCAACAGGAGATTTTTTTATTGTAGAATCTAAAACAATTAATGGATTTAACGTAACATTCAAAAATTCAAGTGGAACAGCAGTATCAAAAACATTTGATTTTATTGCAAAAGGCTTTTAAAAGGGATATAAGAAAACATTATGGCACAACACGATTATAACATAGCAAACGCATCATTCCCTACAGTTAGAACAGATATAAATAATGTTTTGTCTGCTATTAATTCATCTAATTCAGGTTCTTCAAGACCTAGTGGTGCTGTCGCTGGAACTATCTGGTTAGATACTTCTGGTCTTGCAACTGCTCATCTTTTAAAATTTTATGATGGTGGTGCTGATATTCTTTTAGCAACTATTAATACAACAGCTAACACAGTTGATTGGTCTGATAGTACAGTAGTTGCTGATTTAGTTGGAGATACCTCTCCACAATTAGGTGGTCAATTAGATGTTAATGGACAAGCATTAGGAAGTGGAACTTTAGAACTTTTAAAATTTGTAGAAACAGGAAGTGCTGTTAATGAATTTACAATTACCAATAATGCGTCTGGTAGTAATCCTATTTTATCTGCTACAGGAGATGATACAAATATTGGTATTGCTTTAACTCCTAAAGGAACAGGAGAAATAGTTATTGGTGCTTCAAATCTTAATTATGGTGGAACAGCAGTAACAGCTACAGGTGCTGAATTAAATAAATTAGCAAGTGCTGGAACATTAAAACAAGCAGGTAAAGAAACTATGTGGATTCCTTCTTCTGCAATGTATGCAACAACAACTAATCCAGCAGAAGCTGCACAAGTTGAAACAACAGCATTAAGACCAGATATGAAAGTATTTGATTTTGCAGCAGCAGCAGATGATTTTGTACAATTTTCAGTGGCTTTTCCTAAATCATGGAATGAAGGCACAGTAACTTTTCAAGCATTTTGGACACCAAGTACAACAAATACAGGTGATTGTCTTTGGGGATTACAAGGTGTATCAGTTGGAGATGGTGATACTATTGATGTTGCTTATGGAACAGCAGTTTCAGTTACAGATACTGGTATAGGAACAGTAGAAGATCAACAAGTAACAGTAGAAAGTGGAGCAGTTACAATTGCTGGTTCTCCTGCAGTTGATCAACAAACTTATTTTCAATTTTTTAGAGATGCAAACGCAGGTGGAGATACTTTTACTGGAGTAGCCAGACTTCTAGGTATCAAAATATTCTTTACTACTGATGCATCTAATGACGCATAAGGAATTTAAATATGAGAGATATAAAAAATAAACTTACATCAAGTAAAAGTTCAAAAAATATTCAAAATAAAAAAGGTAAATCTTTTGGTTATCAAGTTTTAGGATTTGGTGCTGGTGGTGGTGCAGGTAGAGAACCTTATGATATTTCTTTTTTAGTATTAGGTGGTGGTGCTGCTGGTACTCCAGGTGGTGGTAATAACACTCAAGGTGGTGGTGGTGGAGCTGGAGGTTTTAGAACTGCAACTGAAACAGAAGTTGAATTAGACACAGTAATTACAATGGTCATAGGAGCTGGTGGTGCTGCATCAACTGCAAATAATTATCAAAATGGAAATGATGGTTCAGCTTCTCAATTTTCTGGTACAGGTTTAACAACAA